TATAAACGTAACTGGAGCAGTATCTTCATTAGAAGTAACGGTAGAGATTGTAATTTCTACATTTGCGCGAGATGACTTAAATGATCTAGGAACATAGTTTAATTCCTTAGCCCTTGATATTACACTTTCTCTAAGCTGAGCGCTATCTAAGAACATCTCATTTCCTACCATATTGAGGTAGAACGCGTTCATATAAGTATTGTATGCTAATATGTCTAGAAGCACATTGATGTTGCTTCCTTCAAAATCATAGTCTTTAAATGAACCCTGAGCTTTTAAGTAATCTTTAAAATTGTCTTTTAAAGAACTAAAATCTAAGTTTACTAAATTGATATTAGTTGTGTTAGCCATTATCTTACTCTATAGAGAGGTACATTGATAGTTATAACGTTTTCAATAGTTGTAACATAAAAAGTTATAGTGACCATATATGCATTTTCATCTGCATAACCACTTGCGATTACGTCTATTAATTTTGCTCTAGGCTCATAATTTTCTATAGTTTCTCGTATCTGATTAACTATACCAACTTCAGTTTGAGGACTTATTGGCTCAAACAAAAATTTTTGAATATTAGAACCTATTTCCGGTTGAAATAATCTTTCATATTTATTAGTAAATAATAAGTTCTTTATAGAACTAATTACAGCATCTTCATTTTTATTTGTGACTATTTGACCGTTATCAGGATGCGCATTTACGTTTACCAAAAAATCAGAATAAAGATCTTCGCTTTTAGGTCTTTGCGCTGTGTATCTATCTGCTACTTTTGGTAATGCCATATGTTTTTCTTAATTATTATTTTGTCTATTTATCCGCCTACGAACACATTACCACTTCCTCCAGTCGATGAAGGAGCGCAATGAGCACCACCAAGCGGAGGGCACAACGAATCTGCAGCAGCTGAATTGCCTACTATAACTACCATTTTACCATTAACAAAAACTTGATTGCATGCTGCTGTTAACGCTCCAGCGCCATGGCTGTTTGGATCAGCGTCTACTGATACTAATAACCCATTTGCAAACACAGTTCCTTGTCCAGACACAACTGTAGTTGCGCCACACGCTCTGCTATCGGTGTCTCTATGAATTGCTATAGCCATTATGGATTTAAGTCTATCGTAGAACCGATTAATGTCATTGCTCCTCCCGATTGTATCTTACATGTTCCGCCTATCTGCATCTCGAAATTTTTACCTACTTGCGCCATTATGTTTTGATCAACTTCCATAGTGACGTTACCGACTACATGTATATGAACGTTTCCTTGAACATGAATCTCATCGTTTTGAGCATGAATAATGAAATTGTTTCCAGTAACTTTGGTTACAGTTCTTCCGTCTGCACTTATTTCGACGTATGTTCCTGATTTATGATAGATGTGTATCCGTTCAGCATCTTTGGTATCATCTATCTCTATGACGTGCCCTGAGATCGTCCTTTTAACTTTATTCTGTGGATACAGGGCTGCGTACGTAGAAGGCGGCTCAGGGCCCATGAGAGGCTTGTTCTCCCACTGATTAACTTCTCTAGCAAGAGGAGAAACATCATGTAACTTAGGATCATTCTGTTTTATCGTTGGCATCGTTCCCAATAAAACTGGAACTTTTGCTGCTGGGCCATCGGCAAAGAAGCCATAAACAAAGCTTCCAACTAAAATTCCTGTTGGAGAGACACCAACTTCGCCAAACTCCGGTTGCTGATAGCTTGCGCTTGTAATCGGTAATACTGGAGCAGCCCATGGAAGATCTTCGTCTTCAAAATCATCATGAAATCCTTTTATTCGTATTTTAACTTGGCCCAACATATCTGGGTCCATCACATCTATGACTTCGGCAAAAAACCAACAATAAGGAATGTCACCTGTAAATCTATTACTATTCATTAATTACTCCTAGTCGTTTCACCATATGTTCCTTTAATCAATTCCATAGAAGTATTATATCTATGTTTATTTTGCAACTTGTGAAATATATGTCTAATGGAAGATATTAAGTATTCACCGGAGACAAAAGAAGACGGTTCATTTACTTTCTTACCTCTTGCATTTGTTTGCCCATCAATTGCTGGCACTTGGCATTGTATTCTGTAACCAGCAGATAATACGCTATCACCCCAAGTCATTATTCTAAGTATGTTCTGTGTTAACAGCTCAACGAAAGCTTTATTGAATCCTATTTTATCTAAAAGAAAATCGTCTGGATTCTTAGAAGTATTGATAAAGAAGTTTGTTATAGCCGGCATTTTACTATATTCGGATTCAAAATTTGCGCTGTTTATTTTGGAAGTTTTTCCTGGAAATTTAAAATTAGGAAATTCTTTGACTAAGTCAAATGTATTGGTTTGATACGTTCTAGTTCTCAAATCCAAGCTTGTAGTTACGTTCTTAAGTGCACCTTCTTGAACCATCTTTGCGGTTGATTGCTGAGTCACGTGATTGAAAGCTAAGATGTTTCTGAATGTAATATTTTTGACGTTTTGTTTTGTATCGGTATCAAAAAAGAATTCTGCGTCTTTTATACGACCATCTTTTCTTTCAAATAAGTATTCAACTGGACTAAAAACAAATCCTGATTTATTTTCAAAAAAAGAATATGTAGAAGATTTATACTTGACAGACACAGCTCTTCTACGTAAGAAGTCTATGCTTTGAAAAGGTTTCATCTGTATTAAGTCTAGGTCTTGAACACCCTTTGTGCCTGATGGATCTAAAGTAATCTGTTTGCTAGTGGTGATTATATCAGTCATGATGTATTTAATGTATTCATCAATTTTCTTTTTGCGCATCGCCGTCGTAAAAAGTCTTTTTGAATTATCTAAAATTTCTTTTGAGCAAAGAATTAACTGATACCTAGCATATTGAGCATTTGGATCTGGGGCTATGTTCTTCACTTCGGTGATAAGTAAATCAAAAGTTCTTGATGGCAAGTCAACTTGATTCTTAAACTTTAAAATAATTTTACATTTGTCTGCTAGGATTGGATAATTTTCTCTTAGATTAATACCATCGGTTATTTCAATAACTCCAGTAATAACAGGAGATTTTATAGACTCAAAAATGTTTATGGTTTCAAATTGTTCAAACAAAGAATATGAAGATTTGCCACCTTTCAAATCAACTAAATCGAGTTGTTCGATTATGACGTCTCCAGCTTCATAACTTGTCTTAGAAGACATTAAAATATCTCTTTAATAGCCGCGTGAATGTCAGGAACATACCTACGATCTAGTATGTTTATAGTTTTCTTTAGTTCATTTTGTTCATTTTCAAAATCATAAGCAGTTACTGGAGAAAAATAAACTTCTTCATTAGGTGACATGCTTCCAGTCGTACCACCAAAAGCGTTGAATACTAGGTTTGCAGACGTTATCTCTGCATTTGCCAACGATTGATCTCCTAGAATGTACCCGGATTGCACCACAATATTATTAATATCAACGAATCCACTGATATGTTGTACAGTTACGACTGATGAATTACAGAATGAAATGAATCCAGATGAATCACCTTGAGTAACTTTTTCACCAACAATAAATTGTGTATTACCTACTAAGCTTACATCAAATGTTATTATTTTATTTGTAGAAACCGTAGTGTTTTCTCTTATTCTTTCGTAGCCTAAAATTTTATTATCAAAATTTACAGTGGCTGACCAATATTTTCTAGCTTCTTCAGATAATGAATTATAACCACTTTCATCTATGATAGAATCATCCTGATCATAATTATTTCTATAAAAAAGAATCTGTTGATAAGCGTTTCTTACAGACCCATATTTTTTAGTAATGTAGTTATCAAAATCTGCTTGCGTTAAAGCAACGTCGTAGTATGGATCTATCACTTCATTGAATAAATGTAGGATCCAAACATCATCTGCATCATCATAGTAATCATAAGCTAAGTATTCGTATCGTAAAGAACCAGATGATTCTTTTTGTACATATGGATAGAAAGAAGTAGAATTTTGCTTATACTCATCACCGAACTTAACGCGTGTTAAAATATTTCTAACGTAGTTATTAGAATAATTGATGACTGGAAGATTAGTAAAATATTTCATACTTTACCCAGAATTTTTGTTTAAATTTTCAAGAGCCGAAGTAAAAGCACCCGGTGCTGATTTAACAGTATTCAATAATTTGTCTGTATTATTAGTAGCTTCTGCACCGTAATCATTAGCTGTGATTATCTCTATCTCTTGCATTAAGAAACTAAAAGCTATAAATGTTGGAGCATTGGAGCCTTTAAAAAATGATGGGCCATTCGGAGTATAATTTATATTGATCGCAGTGATCAATCCTTTCTTATATATAGGAGTAGTTTCTGGATCAAGCCCATGAATCGTAATCTGCACCATGTGAGGGTAGTCCATGATGTTCCCATTACCGCGAGAAATAGTAGGGAGCACCAAGGTTTTAATTCTTTTAAGCATGTACTTTAAGACTTCACTGTCTCTTTGTGACTTAGGAGTAAACATCCAACTAAATTCTATAGCTGGTCTTAGGTCAACA